TGTTAATGTATCCAACAGTCCGACCAGTATAAATCCAGATATACCTGTTCGCACTATTGATAAAGCTGGAGAGCAAACTCAAGTTGTCGCTATTGATTATGGTGGCGCTGGTGCTGAAGACTTAACCGTTCCAGACTTTGCTACCGAGAATACCCTGCAAAGCATTAACGCAGCCATAGCAGGTGGCTTATATTTTAATATAACCACTAATTCGGACATTCTTGGGGTATCGGTTGCAGGCAGGCGAAACAACGAGATCGAGCTATCCTTCTTCGATTCTTTCGATACCAATGTGATAACCAACACGACAGCCAACGGTGGCTCAGCTACCATATCGGGTGGGCATGCTCGCTATCGGACAGGCACCAACATCAACGGAGCGGCTCGCGGTGAAACGGTTTACAAGTGTAACTATAGACCGGCGCATGAAGAGTACGCGTTTTTCACAGCAGCGTTTACGGCAGGAGTAGCTAACAGCTACCAGCGGATCGGAATATACGACACGGATAACGGCGCGTTTATTGGGTACGAAGGAACATCTTTTGGCGTTACGCTACGAAGTGGAACTGTCGACACTACAATCGCTCGTGCTAGTTGGAATGGCGATCCTTTAGACGGTTCAGTTGGGTCTATCTTTACCCGTAGCGGAACTCCCGAAGCGATAAACCTTACCTATAGCAATCTCTATCGCATCCGTTTTGCTTGGCTTGGTTCGGCGTCATTTATCTTTGAGGTATTTAGTCCAGACGCAAAGTGGGTAACTTTCCACACTATTCGCATCCCTAATTCACAGCTTGCTCCTTCGATTCAAACGCCTAACCTTCCGATGAAAATCGAATGTGTAAAAACTACCGATGGAGCTGCGGATCTTTCAATATACACGGCGTGTTGGGCAGCAGGTACTACGTCAGACTATAATCCTATTACTGAAACGCTTTCGGATTACAGTCTCGCCAATTTAACTCGTGCCGTTATAACGGGACGGTCATCAACTGGTGGAGGTACTTACTATAACGTAAAAGTAAATCCTTCTGGCTCTCTGATTACAGCTATTGGCGATATTGATGGAATTGTCGGTCAAGACACAATGGCAAACAGCTTGCCAGTAGTTATTGCAAGCGACCAAAGTGCGGTTCCCATATCTGACAACGGCGGGTCAATCACTATTGATGGAACTGTTGCCGCCACTCAGTCTGGAACTTGGAACATTGCAAACGTAACTGGTACGGTATCGCTTCCTACTGGAGCAGCGACCGAATCAACTCTTTCTACGCTTAACGGAAAAGTTACAGCTTGTAATACTGGCGCAGTAACTATTTCAACTGCGTTACCAGCTGGAACAAACAACATTGGAGACGTTGATGTTTTAACGTTGCCGTCCGTTGTAGCAGCTACTTATTCAACCTCCTCAGTAACAAGCGTAGTTTCTGCCGCTACAAGCACAAGCATATTAGCCAGTAATGTTAATAGACGTATGGCTATTATGGTCAATGACAGCGATAAAAACGCTTATGTAAAATTAGGTTCTACAGCCAGTGCAACTAGCTTTTCTTATAAACTAACCCCAGGACAAACATTAGAGCTTCCTTCGCCAGTTTATACAGGAGCTATTGATGCAATTTGGGATGCTTCGCCTACTGGAAGCATGAGAGTTACGGAGCTAACGTAATGCCTGTTTTTGGCGCAGAAATACCGATAGGCGCTGGCATGTTGTGGTATACCGATACCGCTCCTGCAAATTGGCTAATATGTGATGGAACAGCTATTTCTCGCACTCAATACGCCTCTTTGTTTAACACGATGGGAACAGCCTATGGCATTGGAGATGGTGCTACTACGTTTAATCTTCCAGATTTACGACAAAGATTCCCAATCGGTAAAGCAGCTAGTGGAACAGGTAATTCACTAGGTGGTACAGGTGGCGCTATTGATCATAATCATACCGTACCGCCGCATTATCATGGAATGGGAACAGGTGCCGATTTAGCAGTATCAAACCCAGTTACAGGATATAGCGCTTGGGGAGGTAGTTTAACTACAACCGCACCAACAGGCACTACAGCAGACGGAACGCTCGCAGCGCCTAGCATTACGGGCAAGATAGGACTTGTTACTGGAGGGGTCGATGGTAACGCCACTATGACAAGCGGCGATCAGAATCCTCCATACTTAGTGGTAAATTATATTATTAAAGCCGCATGAGTTTGCTGCTATTATTAAACCCTAAACAATATGGCGGCGTTGTCCCGCCTCAACCTATTATTGATAAAAGCGACATATTAAAGCGCCGCTCTTATCGTAAAAAGCAAGAGGAGCAAGAGCTAGAGGAAGCGATTGCAGCGCAATTACTCAAAGCTAAACAAGAGGATATTGTAATTCCTGAAGCTGTAAACCCTATAAGATTAGGTACAATTCTTGAAAGAAAGATGTACCAAAAAGCACAACCAGATGAAGTTCACGGAGAAGTGCGTAAAAAACGAATTAAAATGCTTTTAATGGCATTACTAATGGATGACCTATGAGCGATAAACATAAACTATATCAATGGTGTCACGTTCAACAGAAAGTAGTTCCGGTTGAGGAAGTGATGGTACGAGTCCATGCTAATGCGAGGCACATGTTTATACAGGATGAAATGCCTCCGACTCGCAATCCTCTCAATCCAAAAGAGATTTACACAAGCAAAAGCAAGCTACGGGCAGCCTACAAAGCTGCTGGTGTAATAGAAGTTGGGGATGCTTACGAACGGGGTTATGACCCTGAAAAGGAGAGTGCCGGTCGTGAGAGAGAAGTTATCTCTAAGTTTATGACTAATCTGAGGGAAAGGGTAAATGGATAACGTAGACGTAGAAACTGCTGAAGGATACGAAACAAACGCTGATGTTGAGGATACTGAAGTATCTGAGCAACCTTCAATGAGGGATGCTTTAGCGAAAAGCCTTAACATGGAAGAGGAGCAAGCCGCAGTTGAAATGCAGGTAAAAGCTCAAGAAGAACCAGAAGCTCAGGAAGAGGTTCAAGTTGAGGAGCAAGCTGCTCCAGTTGAGCGCATTCCGCTGGTTCCACCATCCGATATGAACAAGCTGGAAAAGGAGGCGTTTACCAATCCTACCCCAGAAAACGCTCATATTCTTCAGCAGTACCTCAATCGCAGAGCTTACGAAACACGCTCTGATTATCAGCGAAAGATTCAAGAGGTTGAGCAGCTAAAGGCTCAAACTTCGGGACTTTTTGATACCCTAAGGCAGTATGAGCAGGACTATGCAAAACAGGGTATTTCTATAGCTGATATCGCCAAGCGGTCGGTTGCCTGGGATAAGGCTATGCAAACTGACCCTGTGACAACGGCTATTGAATGGCTTGAGTCTTATGGTCTAAGCGTTGAGGATTTGGCTACCGGAATTCAGCCACAAGCTGAGAATGGATACCCTCAACAGCAACCAAGCAACTACCTAACCAGGGAAGAGGCAGAGCGAATCGCAGAGGAGAAGCTGGCAGCCGTACAGCAGCAACAGCAGCAATCTGCGGTTGCCTATTATAATGAGCGTGCCGTAGAATCGTTTATGTCCGGCAAGCCTTTATTTAAGGATCCAGAAACAGCTTCGCAGTTAGAGGCTGAGATGGCTCCGATAGTACAGGCTCTCACTAATACAGGCCGTTATAGCTCTCCAGAGGAGATCCTAGAGACTGCCTATAATTATGTCGTTGCTGGCAATCCGACCTTTTCCAGCCTCAATAAAGCGATGGCTGTTAAACCGGCGATAGAGCAAAAACAAGCAGCAGTACAAAAGGCGAAAGCCGCTGCTCGTACTATATCTGGCTCCGCTGGTACAGGGACTCCCAGGATACAAGTTAAAGATATTCGGGATAACCTGAGACGCCGAATGAGCGGCGAGTAAAGTTTAGGTTATCCTGAGAAAGTAATTTTAAAGGATAACCACAATGGCTAATTTAGAAGAAGCGATTGTAGCAACCTTGTTCGACCAATCCGATGCGATTGCAGACGAGGTTTTGCATCACAATCCACTCCTCAAGTCCCTCGATGAGCAGGGTCTTGTTCGTAAATTCTCCGGCGGCTACGAACTTCGTAAGCCTGTAATGTATAACGACGCTGCTCAGGGTGGGTTCTACTCTGGCTTCAGTTCGTTTAACCTTGATGCTATCGAGGATGCTACAGCGTTCCGATTCGCGATCAAGCAGTGCTATGAGCCAGTAGCAATCGACGGACGTTCTCGTCGTGCTAACCGAGATCAAGCTCAGTTGCTTGACCTTGCTGAGATGAAGATGAAGGCTGCGATCAGCCGTCTCAAGAACACCGTTTCTACATCGCTTCGTGGCGATGGAACAGGAAGCGGAGGACTTGAGTTTGACGGTATCAAGAAGGCGGTTTCGACCTCACCTTCGTCTGGTACTTATGGTCAGATTGATCGTTCGTCGAATACCTTCGCTCGTAACCTTGCTGTAAACGTTACTCTTACTGCGTTGAACGTACAAGAGACCGTTACTGATGCCATCAGCCAGATTACTCGTGGCGATGAGACACCAGACCTCGGCCTCATGGATCGTACTGCGTGGAAGTTCCTTCATAGCTCGTTGACTGCAATTCAGCGAATCCAAGCTCCAACCAAGAAGGCTGTAGGTGGATTCCGAGTTCTCAGTTATGACGGCTGTGATTTCGTGTTTGACGGTGGATATGGCTCGTCTGTACTTGAGACCAATTCTTGCCGACTTCTCAACACGAAGTACTGGACGTTTGATATGGTTCGTGGTGCAGACTTCAAGCCGCTCGCTCCAGAGATGGCTCGACCAGTTGATCAGGATGCTTTCTTCACGGTTATCATCGTTGAAGGAAACCTCTGCTGCGCTGCTCCTGCACTTCAAGCTGTAATTTACGCTTAATAAGTAGGAGGAACAAAGTATGTCACAGGTAGGATCATTCGGAGTTAATTACAGCAAAGTTTGGGATGGAGTTTCTATTCCTCTTCCGGCAAAAGTAGGAGACGTTGGTTCTTCACCGGAAGGAGATTTTCTCTTCGTTCAAGCTGATGGTGCGGTAGCTCAGTACGCCTTCGTTAAGATTTCTGACGATGGCCAAGCTGCTGAACTCACAACCACAAACGCTGGTTCTAACAACCTTCAAGTTGGCGTAGCTCAAGTAGCTGCTGCTGACAACGAGTACCTCTGGGTATGGGTTGGTGGAGTAGGCGGCGGTGGAGTAGGTTCTGGTATTCAAGGAAAGGCGGCAGCTTCATACGCTGCTGATGCTAACCTTAATACCACTGCAACTGCTGGTGTTGCTGATGATGCTTCAACAACCAAGATTCAGAACGTAGTAGGACTTACTACGCTTACTGGAGCTGGAACCGTTGAGCTTAAATCAACAGGACACCTCAAGGTGAACTAATTAAAATGGGAGGCGGCTAGTACAGCGCCTCCCAGATTATATTAGCTGAATTATTTGTAGTGCTATAAGTTATAGGAAATGCCTGTAACTTTTATATGGGGATAATATGGCACAAATTGATTGGAACGCATTAATGAACGGAGGAGGACAACCTAAGCGCAGATACTCTGGCGCTAATGTTAAGTTCTTCTTTGCTTACAACGAGAACAGAGAAAAAACACTCAAAGAGGGTCGTCCTATATTCGACGAGATACCCTCAATTAGTATTCAGTGGCCAGGAATGGATGTAACCGTTCGTCGTATTGAGCCACAAGACATTCAAGAATATCCAGAAATGTATGCTGCATTTAAGGCTGGTAGTGAGCCAGTAGAGAGTGGGACTCCTCTTTCTGAGTGGCCTCCTATTTCTGGGTCTGTAATGCGTGAGTTGCAATATCTTGGATTCAAGACAGTAGAGCAACTTGCCAACGCTACCGATGAGGTAAAGCGTAAACTAGGAACTGCGGCGCAATTCGTAAAGGTTGCAAAGCATTGGATCGAAGCATCGAACTCCTCGCAATCGGATGTAGTTAGGCTTCAACAGCAGCTTGAGCGAGAGCAAAAGCGAACTGAAAAGCTAGAGGAGCAGGTAGAGTTATTGATGCAACGAGTAGAAGGTAACGAAGGCATCGACCTTCGTCCACGTCGAAAGGAGGTGATCCAATCTCTAGAGGATGTCGTTGATGAGACCATCGACGATAGTGATGATGAGACCATCACTGATTTGTCTCCAAGGCGACGAGGTAGACCAAGGAAGGTATGACATTAAGAAGTATAGTTGCAAATGTTGCTAATGAGGCTGGCTATACGGTTGAGTCAGGAGTGGTTAATTCCACCGAGGTTACAACCAAGCAGCTATACGCTATTGCGAATCGTATAAACAGGCAGATTTCTGAGGCGTATCCGTGGCCAAAGATGTATGCGTCTGGTGCGATTACACTGGTTGGTGGGCAGGCAACGTATGAGTTGCCGTCTGCCTTCTCGTGGTATCACTACGAAACATTCTGGAATAGCTCTACACGTTGGCGAATCCTTGGGCCAATGTCTGAGCAAGAGTATGCAGAGGTTAGAGGATTCGGCATAAACACAGCCGTATACCAACGCTTTCAGATTCGTGGGCTTACTAACTCAGAGCTTTTAATTTATCCAACTCCAGGCGCTGAAAATAATGGCAATGTAATTATTTTTGAATACATTGCAGATCGCTCAGTACGTCCTCAAACTTGGGTATCTGGCGTTACTTACGCTGCTAATTCTTACACGTTTTATAATGGTAATTATTACGTTACAACGGCTGGTGGCATTACTGGTGCTACTGCTCCTACTCACACTAGTGGGTCTGCATCAGACGGAGGAGTAATTTGGGATTATTACAACGGTCCATATAATGAATTCCTTGCCGATACTGATTCCAGCATCTTTAATGAGAAGCTAGTAGAGCAGGGAATCTTAGAGCGATTCGCTGATATTCACGGGCTAGTTGGAGTTCCTAGGACGTTTTTAATGGAGCTTCACGAAGAGTTTTCAAGGCAGAAAGTTTCTAAAGTTGTTTATGCTGGCGGTCAGAATAGAGCGAATATGTTTGCTCGTGCTGGTGTCGCTGTGTTTGGGACTTGGATTTAATTATGGCTATGCAGACACCACCACCACCAGCGCAAGGAATGAAGCCTTACGATTATTTCAATACACTCGTATCTCAAGGGATGCGTCCTTTTGAAGCATACCAAGCTGTACAAGCTAATTTTGGACCAGCTCCATCTCGGGAGCAGCAAGCTAAGGACCAAGCAGCGGCAGAGCAAAGAGCTGGAATTGGTCAAGCAGCTGGAAGCCTTGCTGGTATATTAGGTATGCGAGAAGCGTTAGCAGGATTTCCGAATGTTTCTGGACTGTTTGGCACTAGCGCAGGCGTTGAGATGCCGACTGCATTAGGAGGTACGGGAATCCTTGGAGGAGCTGGCGTTACGGCTGGAACTGCTGGCGCTGGGACAGTGGCAACTCCAACGCTTGTTGGTGCTAATATAGTTCCTGGCGCAGGAGGAGTAGGAGCAGGTACGTTAGGCTCTATAGGATCGGTTGCTCTTCCAGTAGCTATAGCCGCTGGAGCAATTTCAAACGCATGGGAAACAGGCATGAAAGATATTCTTCGTGGCCGTGGTACTCGTGAGGATTGGATTAATCAAGGCGTAAACGTAGCTACTAGCTTTTTGCCGAATACAGCTTTAAGGCTGATGGGTAAGCGATCTATTGGCAAGATGATGACCACTGGCAAGTCAGACGCTCAACTATTGCGAGATGATTTCCGTGGAATGCTCAAACAGACTGGTGTCGCTGATGATAAATACAATGTGACCCTTGCTGATGGCAGTAAATTCAACATTGGTCTTGATGGCAAAACTAAGTATCAAAACGTAGGTGAAAACATCGACGGTAAGACAACTCGTAACGCTTGGGATGTAGATTTCTCTAATCCGCTCGCTCAGTATGCTGTTAAGCAGATTGATCCAATGATTCGCAATATCTATCAAGGCGCTGATGGCAAAATAAAGCCGGAGCAATATACGGGTATGCTTGTCAATGCTGCTACTTCAAACGCTAATAATGAGGCTGATGTATTGGCAAACATTAATTCAATGCTTGCTGGCAGACAACTTGGAGAGGAGATTAAACCAGCGGCTCGGCCTATAAATGCAGCGCAAGCTACTACGCCTCAAGTATCAGTACCTGAACAAGCTAAAAAACAGTCATTGAGAGATTTTCTTAACCAGAGGATGAGTAAGTAATATGGCACGCAATATACCATCACGATTAGCAGGAGCATTAGCAAGGAGCCCAAGAGCTCAAAGGCCTAAACTCCAAAGGCTTTCACCTGGCGTATATCGCAATCCTCAAGGCGATCTAGTAACAAGTAGAGGAAGAGCGTTGCCTGGTCGTTCGTCTCAACAGCAACCTCCTCAAATGCAGCAAGCCCCACAGTTTGCTCCTCAAATGCAGCAAGCCCCACAGTTCTCGGTTCCGCAGATGCCGCAACCGCCGCAACCGTATCAACCAATGCCAGGTCAGTTGCCTACTCCGCAATATAACTACCAGCCATATCCAATGCCTCAATATATGCCGTACCAGTCGCCTATGAATGGCATGATGCAGGGATTTGGTCAGGGTATTGGTATGCCAAAATACAATACATACCCACAACAATATCCACAGCAGGTAAATAAACCTGTTGATGCTGAACAGCAACTACCACCTAATATGCCAGGTAATATCTAAATATGGCGCAATTTGAAGGAATAACAATGCCGCCTCCATCGTTGGGACTGGATTTAGTAAGTCCAGTGGACAACATGAATCCGGCATCAGCACTAGAATTACTAAACATATTTCCTGGCGCTGGCATCCCTTCAGTGCGCCTAGGATATACACAGTTTGCGGATCTAGGTTCTGCTTCTCCAATCGGGTTCATGCACGAGTTTCCATTAGCTGATGGGACTGCTCAGTTAATAGTCGCCAATATTAATAATTTGTATTCTGTTACTGGAACGACAACCGGAACAGTAACCAACATAAGCTCCTCTGCTGGAACGTATACTAACGGAGACTGGAACTTTGCTCTCTTCGCTAACAGAATATATTTAGCGAATGATTCAGGAGCTGATATTCCTCAGGTATATGATGGCACTGGAACTGCTCAAGATATTGTAGCGAGTGGCGGTCCTGCTGGTGGACTTGATAAGCTCTGGAACGTCTCCTCATATAAAGAGTCACTATACTTTACAGAGCTTAACTCTATGCGGATGTGGTATCACGCATCAGTTAGAGAAACCTTTACTTCTGGAACCCCTCTTCTTAAATCCTACGATTTCCAATATGTGATGCGTCGAGGTGGATACCTCATATTTACTGGCACATATACTTATCAAAATGGATTAAACGCCGTTGATTACTTTATGGCGGTATCCAGTCAAGGCGAATTAGCATTCTACGCAGGAGACCCAGAAGGAACGTCAGGAGCATGGACGCTGGTTGCTCAATTTATTATTGGGAAGCCACTAGGACCAAGAGCTTTTGTAAGAGTGAATCAAGACATTTGGATTGTCACGTTACAAGGCATTGTTCCGGTATCATCTCTGTTTCAAACTGACCCGGAACAAGCTGTTAACATTGTAAGCTTAAATGTAAACCCTCTTATTACTCAGTATGCGTCACAAGTTCCATTCAGCAACTCGTGGCATGGGTTTTTTTGGCCATCCGGTCGGCGTGTTTATATTAACATGCCAGATTCGAGCATCAGCTCAACTTTGCTTGTGTACAGCATTGACACTAAGTCGTGGACGCAGTTCTCCTTATTCTCTACAGAACATGCTGTGATGTCAGGAAAATTTAATAATCTTCCATACTACGGGTCTTCGACTGGAATTATTTATCAAGGCGAGAGTGGTTATGCTGACGCTATAACACCAACCAATATAGCTGGAGAGTCTATTGAGTTTGCTGGACGTATGGCGTTCTCGTTTTACAACTCAAGAGGCAATTACAAAGCATTTAAAGATATTAGACCAATCATCAGAACTAAACGTGGCGTTACCTTAAATCTTGGGTTGGATACTGATTTTAAGCGGCAAGCGACTGTAACAACTATTACAACAGCGCCAGGTAATTACACGCCTTGGGGTTCTCCGTGGGGAACTACCGCTACGGTGCCAGGACCACCAACACCTGAAACATTTACCCCGTGGTCAGGAGATGTTGAATATATCTTTGACAGGTTTGCAGTTAAGGGCCAAGGGCATTGTGCAGCTATTCGTTTTGGTGGAAGCATTAAAAATGCCTCCTTACAACTATTGGGATTTGAGATACGTTACGATTTAGGTGGACAGGTATAATTATGGCAAAAACAGCGCTTGCAAAAGAACCGAAAAAGTCAAAAGTAGATCCAAAGGCTGCTAAGGCTCGTGCTCGTGAACAGTATCGCAGTACTGTTATGAATCTTGGAAGTCTTACCGTTGGCAGCAAAGAATATAACGCTGCAATCAAGTTGATTAATAAGACTGGAAAGCAGCTTGGATATAATACCAACCGAATCAATACCGCTATTAACAAATACAAGCAGCAGGGTACTCCAGGGTCACAACCAGGCTCACCAGAAGAGGCTTTTCGTAGGCTATCTCCTGAGCAGCAACAACAGGAGTTAATGGCAGACTATGGCACCGCAGTTAATCAACTCTACGGTCGCTACGAGCAGACAAGCCCTGAACAATACATGAGGAATTATGAGATAGGCTTTCAGCAAGAGCGAGAGAAGGCCTACAGCGACGTAATGAATCAATTTGAGCGTAGCAATCAGGAGCAGTTTGCTAGAGAGGAGCAACAATTCCAACAGCGAATGTTATCGCAAGGAATAGATCCTAACAGTGGATACTATCAGTCACAGTACAAGGCGTTGAAGGATGCTCAAAACAATCAGCGTCTCAATGCTCAATTCCAGGCAAGCCAGCAAGCGTATGGAGTTGCCAAGCAAGCGTTTGAGCAGGGAACTACGCAGTACGGACTTCCAGCACAGCTTTCACAATACTACCTGCAACCTGGTATGTTGCAATATAAGACTGAGCAGGAAAAAGCGATGCAAGAAGATCAAAATAGAGCTGCATTACAACAAGCTCGTATATCAGGAGGAGCAGCAACAGGCGCAGCAAGAATCCAAGCAGAAACGGCGAGAGATATTGCGGCGATGGAAGCTATGGGAGGATATAACCAGCCAAAAAAACCGAGCACATGGAGTAATGTAGCTTCGGGACTTGGTACTGGTGCTGGAGCGGCTGCTACTAACTGGGCTTTAAGATAGGAATTTAACATGGCTGATACTGTAACCCCATTAACTTTACAAAGTGCGCTCGGTGGCTTGCGTATAACTGGCGCTGAGAATCCTTACGGGATGGGATTGCTTGCATTAACTCAAGCTGCTCCTACGCTTTATAATCCTTATGGCAAGCCTGGGGCTAACTTCGGCATTGCCTTGGGTCAAGCGTTGCTTTCTGGGTTGCTTGGTTATCAGGCTAAGAAGCAAGCAACTGAGGAATCGTTACAGGCCACCAATCTTGCAAGTCAGTTGCTTAATACTCCTTCGGCGCAGCGAGCGTCGTTGCTTGAGGGATTGCAGCAGCAAGGGACTCCAGTAAACGTAATGAGTAAACTTACAGAGATTAGCCCTCTACTACTGCAAAACGAGTTAGCTGCTAAGGCAGAACAGGCAGCAGCTCGACAAAAATTAGAACAGGATATTGCTCTTGAGTACGTTAAGCAGACTGGCAACCTACCTGCTGGGTTTGAACAATTAAAACCATTGGCTGAGGCAGTAGGAACGCCGACAGGCGGCACTCCTTCTATCAGCGAACCTTCTACTGTTTCTCTTTCTGGATTAAATCCAAAACAGCGACGAGAGATTGAGCAGGAAGTTGTTAAGGAAGAGATTGTAAAGGGACCGCAACGTAAAATAGATGCCTTTGATAAGGAGCGCCAAGCTCTTACCAAGCAAGGTGAGACAGCAACTCAGATTGTGAATATGTATAACTCGATTGAAGAGTTGATGTCACAAGATTCACTAGCTGCTGACAATGAGATTGCACGACTTGGAACAAAGATTGGAGATCCAACGTCTATTGTTTCGCCAAGTGAAGCTAAAGCAAGAATTAGCGTTCTTCCTGTGCTTGAACAGTATGCTGCTGAATTAAATAAAGTTACTTCTGGTAGTTCTACTTTAAGCGACTCAGCAAGAGCAGATTTAATGAAAGCATTTAAGGTATACGTTGATGCTTCCAAGTCATCGTATGGCTCTCAGGTTGAGTTAGCTAAAAACCGCTTAATAGCTAATAAATTCGCATCTCCTACAGACCCAGACCTCAATACCAAGCTACTACCGTTTGAAGTTCCTTCTAGAACTGCGAGTGAAAAGGCTATTGATAGACTTGCTGAGATTAAACAAGAGGTTAATTCACCTAACATCACTCCGCAGCAGCGTCAGAACTTGATAACCGAAGCTAATAATTTAGCTCAGAAGTATGGTAAGATTTGGCAACTAACGAGAGCTAAGTAAGAACGATGGCTGATTTAGACCCTTTTGCACTATTAGCTGACATTGGCTCTACTGCGAGCACAGCAATTTTTCCGTTACCTGAAGCGGAGCAGCTAAAGTATAATCAGATTCAAGCTGAGGCTGCTGCTAACAAGATTCGACAGGCTGAATTAGAGCAGAAAATAGGCAGACTTGATACATTGGCTGCACTTACTGGTGGCATTAGTCAGGGTCTTAATCCGTTTTCAGAAGAGATTATTGCTGGTACTCGCTCGTTATTTACTGGCGTTCCTTATTCTCAAGCCATTCAGGAAGAACAGGCTGCTCTTAAATTAGCTGAAGAGCGTGCTCCAGTAGCATATAAAACGGCTGAATATGGAAGCATCTTAGGTAGTGCATTGGCTTCTGGCCTTGGTGCTGCTGCAACGCAAGCTCCTAAGTATTTACCAACAGTAACAAGAGTTATTGAGGCACTTCCAGGCGCTAGAACTGTTTTAGGAACTGCTGCTACTACTCCTGCTAATCTTATTAGAGGTGGTGGAATAACTGGAGCTATTCAAGGCGCTGGAAGTGCTGAGGCTGGACTAGAAAACAGGCTTACAGGAGGAACGATTGGAGGGTTGGCTGGTGCTACTCTTACTCCTGGTTTGTATTACGGCGGCAAAGCATTGGTGCAGGGTCTTGGTGATTTAGCTGCTAGGTATGGAGTTGATGCGTCTGCGCTAGCATCAAAGGTTAAAGGGTTACTAAGCTCTGAGACAGGAGGGGTTGGAGATATTCCTCCTGCTTGGGCTCCTGACATTAAAGTTACTTTTGATAAACCAAGTGCCGCAGCATTTGAAGCAGCACGACAGCTTAGAAATGTTAGACCGGAGGAGATGGTTGCAGCAGAGGCACTAGCAGCGGAAGCGCAGCGGTTGAATCTTCCTTTATTTCTTCCTGAAGCTGTTGGAACTGGTGGAATTAGACAAAGCGCACAAGTGGTAGCGCAACGTCCTGAGTCTATTGATATTGCCAAGAGAGCTATCGAAGGTAGAGCGAAGGAGCAGCTTAGTAGGCTTAGTGGAGTATTTAACGAGGTTAGCCCTGAAGTTAGTCCCTATCGTGGTGGGCTACGAATAGCAAACGCAGCTCAAAACATTGTCGAAACATTAAAGAATGAACGGGCTGCGATTGCAAAGCCTCTTTATGACCAGGCTAGAGCGGAAGCTCCTGAGATTGTTAATGAGTCTCTCACTAATCTTATTGCGAAGGATAGCAACCTTAAATCTGCAATCAGTAAGGTTAAGTCGTTTGCTGATAATGCTGACAAGGCTGATACGTCTCTTGATGTGTTGGATCAAGCTAAGCGTATTCTTGATGATAAGATAACCGCAGCTAAAAAAGCTGGCGAGTCTAATACTGCTAGAATGATTGGAAAGACAAGGGATAAGCTATTAAGCATCCTTGATGAAGCTTCTCCTACATATAAAACAGCAAGAGCGGAGTTTGAAGCTGCGAGTTCTGGTCTTAATGAGCTTGAGCGAACTAAGTTCAAAATGCTGATGGACATAGATCCAGAAGATACGAATAAGATTGGATCTATATTTAGGTATGAACCTGAACAGATCGCAGAGCTTCGTAAATCGTTTGCTGATGCTGGTCGTCTTTCTGACTTTGAAGCTGGTATTCGTGGATATTTACAACGAAGCCTTGAGGCTAAAAAGGAAGGATTTGATTTAGCTACTCAGTTTTCAAGCCCGATCCAGAAAAAGCGTCTTGAAGCGGCTCTTGGCGACAAAGCAGAACGAGTTCTCAAGGCTATTGATATAGAAGAAAAGATTGCTGCTGGTAAGCGTGAGTACCTTGGTCAGTCCACTACTCGAGCACAATTAAAAGCCGAGCAGAGACTTGAGGAAACGGCTGACAAAGCTCAAAAACTGGCAAAGAAGGGTTGGTCTGCTGCAACCTTAGAATTACTATCAAAAGCTCTAGTTAATCCTCCAGAGGCTAAGTTCTATGAAGATTTAGCAAGTTTATACTTTAGTCCTCGTGCTGGCGAGACGCTTACAGGACTTGCTCCTCTGGTAAGAGCATTACAAGCATCACAAGCTGCTGCGGAGGCTACTGGACAAGTCGCAGGAGGTTTTGGCCGTAGAGCTGCTGGTAGACTGGAAGGAGAAGTTAGAACTCCAACCAAGCCAATTAATAAGTCTGGGATGGCAGTAGGTGGGTTAGGTGCTGGCGTTGGAATACCTGAGATTGAACAAATGCTGGCAGACATTAACTCAGGAGGATTTATTGAAGCTGCTGAGCCAATACAGCCAGTAGTTAAGCAAGATATTGCATCCGTAATTTCTGAGCAGCCACCACTTATTCAGGCGATTATTCAGACTGAATCAGCAGGAAAGCCGCAAGCTAAAAGCAAGAAAGGTGCCACAGGCTTAATGCAATTAATGCCTAAAACGGCTAAGGAGCTCGGAGTAGACCCTACTGACCCGATTCAAAACATTGAAGGCGGGACACGATATATCAATCAGATGATACGTCAGTTTGGAGACGAGAAGCTGGCTCTTGCTGCATATAACTGGGGTCCAGGTAATCTGCAAAGAGCTATAACTCGCACAGAGAAAGAAGGTATTCCTGCAACCTGGGAAAACATATTAACTGCGGTTTATGTTCCCAGTGAGACTCGGAAGTATGTAGAAAAAGTTTTAACGAAGCGTAATGAATATAAATCAGTTTCTGAAACAGGCATAACTAGAGTTTCAGATGATAAAGATATGCTGAAGTATGATGATGTTGATTTAGCTAAGATTGCTAAAAGGGTTGGACAAGCAAGGCTAGATAAAGTTTTAGCTAAGTACAAGCCACAAGAAAGATTTACTGTTGAAGATGTATTAAATGCTCTTAATCTTGATGCACAAGAGTTAGGAGTTAATAGAAAGTCTATTTTAAGTAAAGCGTAGGTAAAGTATGAGCTGGTCAGGTGGAACATACCGCAAATGGAATTACAGTTCTAACGGCTGGACTGGAGATGCTTCTCTAGGTGTTGGCATTGAAGCTGGTCGACATGATAGCCAAGATGACGACTTCATGGATGGAATTAACCAGTGCTTGAACAAGACTGGTCAAAACTCCATGACTGGCAACCTCAACATGGGAACGAATAAGGTTACTAATGTTGGAAGCGGCACAGCATCGACAGACGCCATTACGCTTGGTCAGGCTCAGGCTGGAATTAATACTCAAGGTACTGCTCTTGAGATTACCAATACTCGATTTAGTAATGATTCTACTCCAACGCTTATACGCATACAAAAGTCTCGTGGAGCTGCTGTAGGAACAAATACGCTACTATCAACCAATGATAATATCGGCGGGATATATTTTGGTGGAGCTAATGGCACTGGCTATACAAATGCAGCAGGTATTTTAGCTTCTGTTGATGGCACTCCTGGCGCTACTAACGATATGCCTGGAGCAATGCGGTTTTATACTACGCCTGATGGCTCTGGAACGCTTACAGAACGAATGCAAATTAAAAGTTCTGGTGAGGTTCTTATAGATAGACCCTCTTCAATCAGCTCAGTTTATAGATTGCAAGTTGGAGATGGAGCGGGATTTAAAGGTGTAGCGATTGCTGGTGGATCATCTGCCGTACAAGATGGGTCATTTATAAATTTTATTAACGGTTCTGGTATTAGTGGTCAAATAGGAAACTTTTCAGCTCTCCAAGGCACCGCATACGATGGAAGATTTACATTCAAGAACCTAGGTGCTTCGTTTGTTGTTCTTGGACTTACTGCTGGAGCAGGTACAAACGCTATGAAGTGGCACAATGCCACAGGCGCATGGACATACGATACATCTTCGCTGCGTTATAAAGATAACATTGCGGATCATCACTATGGACTTGATGCCGTACTTGCTATGAGTCCAGTTACGTTTACTTATAAATCAGAGCCAGATCGTCACGATGTTGGTTTTATCGCTGAGGAGATGGTCAACATAGTACCAGAGATTGTGACTAAGAACGCAGACGGAGAACCTGATGCAATTAGTTATGACCGCCTGACATCAGTTCTTTGCAAAGCTATTCAAGAGCTTAACGCTAAAGTTGAAACGCTTACAGCACGAGTAGCAGCGCTTGAGGCGTAATGAAACTTAGGCTTGTCAGAGTATCAGAGCATAAAAACGCTACGCTTGGCGTCTTATGCCTTGATGGACGGCCTATGTTTGTTACCCTTGAAGATGCTTGGAAAGACAACGCTCGGATGGTTTCGTGTATTCCAAA